ATCATCCTGAAAGCCCGGCAGCTCGGTTTCACTACCGAGGTATGCATCATCCAGCTGGACGCGGCGCTGTTCGAGTCGGCGAAATGCGCGCTGATTGCCCATACCCTGAACGACGCCAAACGCCTGTTCCGCGAGAAGGTGAAGTACGCATACGACAAGCTGCCGAAGGAAATCAGGGAGGCGAACCCGGCGAGCAACGACTCTTCTGGTGAGCTGGTCTTCAAGAAGGGCGGCTCGCTCTACGTCAGCACGTCGTTTCGTGGTGGTACGCTGCGTTACCTGCACGTTTCCGAGTTCGGGAAGATATGCGCCAAGTTTCCTCATAAAGCCCGTGAGATCGTCACTGGTGCATTTGAAGCGGTATCGACTGGCTGCTTCGCCACTATTGAGAGCACGGCGGAGGGCCGGGCAGGATACTTCTTCGATTACTGCCAGACGGCAGAGAAAGCATTGCTGCAGGGCAAGCCGCTATCTGCGCTCGACTGGAAGTTTTTCTTCTTCTCATGGTGGAAGAATCCGCAGTATGCGATCGACCCGGTGGAGCCGCTACCGCAGCGCCTGGTTGAATACTTCGCTGAAATGGAGGCGAAGCACCGTGTTGTCGTAAATGACCGTCAAAAAGCCTGGTATCACGCCAAAGAGAAAACGCTCGGCGACGATATGAAGCGGGAATACCCGACCATTCCGTCTGAGGCATTCCAGCAGTCGGTCGAGGGCGCGTATTACGCCAAACAGTTCCGCTGGCTCTATACCAACAAGCGGATCGGCAAAATCCCGGATAACTCACACCTCCCGGTACATACGTTCTGGGATATCGGCGTGGGCGATTCAACGGCTATCTGGTTCGTTCGCGGGGTTGGCGAAGAGTTCCACATCATCGACTACTACGAAAACTCTGGCGAGGGCCTGAGGCACTACATGAAGGTGCTGAAAGACCGAGGTTATACCTACGGTGAGCACTGGGGGCCGCACGACATCGACAACAGAGAATTCGGCAGTGATGCCAAATCTCGCCGTGAGATCGCGCGTGAAGGTTACGAGATTGACGGCCAAAAATACTCCCTCAAATTCCAGGTTGTGCCAAAAGAATCAGTAGATACCGGCATTGAGTCGGTGCGTGAAATTCTCCCGCGCTGCGTGTTCGATGAAGAGAAATGCGCCGAGGGCATCTCCCATCTTGAGGGGTACCGCAAAGAGTGGGATGACAAGCGGGGCTGCTGGAAAGATAAGCCTCTCCATGACAAAACATCGCACGGCGCTGATGGCTTCCGCTATTTCGGCGTCGTGAAAACAAACCGCCGCAAACCAACCGGCAAAGTCACCAACCTACGGATTTAACTCCATGCCTGATATTTCAACACCCAATCTGGACTATGGGAACATGGTGCAGGCGTGGGACATTAACGACGCCCTGATGGGCGGAACGCTTTACATGCGCCAGCTGGGTGAAGCCTATCTGCCGCGCTGGCCGAAAGAAGATAAAGAGGATTATAAAAAGCGCCTGGCGGTGGCCACGCTACTTCCTGCCTACGAAGAGACGATCAACCAGAACGTCGGGCGCGTATTCGCTGAACCAATCCAGTTGGGCGAAAACGTGCCGGATCAATTGCGTGAGTTCGCAAAAGACGTGGATCTTGAAGGTACCCGTCTGGATGTATGGGCGCAGTCGTTCTTTAGCCTGGCGATGCAGTATGGCCTTTCCCATGCGCTGGTGGACTATCCTCGCGTTGACCACGAACAGGTAAAGACCAAGGCTGATGAGAAGGCCACCGGCGCGCGCCCGTACGTCACCATGCTGAATCCCCGCCAGGTGATCGGCTGGAAGTCGAAAATGACCGGCGGCAAGGTCGTGCTCACGTCGCTGCGCATCAAAGAGGTGGTGGTCGAAGATGGTGATGACTTCGGGCAGACGAAAGTCGAGCAGATCCGGCTCCTAACCCCAGGCAAGGTGCAGATTTACCGGAAGGCTACCGGTGCGGAGGGGCAGGCCACCTGGGCGTTATATGATGAATGGCAAACCTCCCGTCGCGATATCACCCTGGTCACACTCTACACCAAGCGCACCGGCTTCATGTGCGGTTCACCGCCGCTGCTCAATATGGCGCTGCTGAACGTCAAGCACTGGCAGAGCCAGAGTGAGCAGGACAACATCCTTCACGTCGCCCGGGTGCCGATACTCACCGTGTTCGGTCTGGAGGAGGGCGAAGAGTTAACCATCGGTTCTTCATCGGCAACCTCGTTCAACGATCGGCAGACGCAGGGCCTCGAGTACGTCGAGCATACCGGTTCCTCTATCGGCGCTGGCAAAGAGTCGCTGGCTGAGCTGGTGGAGCAGATGCGCCAGGCTGGCGCGAAGCTGCTGCGCACCGACAATACCTCGACGAAGTCAGTAGACCAGACCTCTGAAGAGAAAATGCAGGAGCAGTCCCCGCTCTACACCATGGCGACCAGCCTGGAGGATGCGATCGACAACATCCTGCAAATCATGGCCGAGTACATCGGTGAGAAAGAGGGCGGCAACGTTGATGTCCGTACTGAGTTGGATGTTGAGTCGAACGAGTTCAACCCTCCGGCAGCGCTGGCTATTCAGTCTCTGCGCCAGGGTGGTGACCTCCGTCGTATTGATGCCATTAAAGCCCTGCAGAAGCTTAACCTGATTGATGCTGATGCCGACCCTGAGAAAGTCCTTGATGAGTTGCTGGCTGAATCGGCCTCGCTGACCGGACCTCCAGTAGAAGAGGTGTGAAATGGCCCGTTCAGTCAACGACCGCCTGCAGGATGAGACGATAGCGCATGGCTTGTATGTGACGCGCTACGGCACTGGCGTCGCCCGGCGCATGGTGGCGCTGCTGAATAAACTGGATGCAGAACTGGCCGCGAAACTGCTGGTGCTTCTGGACGGCAAACGGGCGGATACCTACAGCGCCCGTCGCCTGGCATCGCTGCTGGCTGGTGTGCGTGAGCTGAATCAGCAGGCCTACGAACCGGTTAACGCGGGGCTGGCTCGCGAACTGACGCGCTACGTTGAATATGAGGCCGGGTATCAACTGGACCTGTTCAGCAGCATCATTCCGCAGCAGATCCTGAAACACGTTCCGCTGCAGAGCATTGCACCCGAGCAGGTCTACGCCGCAGCAGCAGCGCAGCCGTTCCAGGGGAGATTGCTGAAGGAATGGGGCCAGAAGCTTGAAGCCGACCGGCTGGACAAAATCACAAATGCTGTGCGCTCCGGTTTCCTCCAGGGCGAGACGGTAGAACAGATTGTCCGGCGCGTTGCCGGCACGCCAAAACTTAACCGTGAAGATGGGGTGATCATTGCATCCCGGCGTGACCTGGCGGTGGTGACCCGCACCGCGGTGAATCATATGGCCGCTACAGCGCGGCAGGAATTTGCCCAGGCCAACAGCGATATCGTCAAGGCCAAGCAGTGGTCATCCACGCTGGATACGCATACCAGTCAGTGGTGCATCATCCGCGACCGCAAGCTCTACACCCTCGACGGCAAGCCGCTGGGGCATGTGGTGCCGTATCTGCGCGGCCCCGGCAAAATTCACTTCTGCTGCCGCTCCGGCGAAATCCTGATCACGAAGTCGTGGGAAGAACTGAAGATACCCTCTGACGAGCTGAGCAGCGCCACACGCGCTTCAATGGACGGGCAGGTGCCAGCGCATACCAGCTATGCCGACTGGCTCACCCGGCAGCCATACGCGCGACAGGAGCAGGTGCTGGGCGTTACCCGGGCACAGATGCTGCGTGACGGCAAAATCACCGTCCCGGAGATGTTCAACGATGCCGGGGAGTTCCTGACCCTGGACGAACTGCGCCGCGTGGATGCGTCGGCGTTTGAATAGCACAACCTCATCAACATCAGGCTGCCTCCGGGCAGCTTTTTTTATGCCTGCCGCCGAGCGGATGCGACGCGGCGACCGGGTCGGATGACCCACAACCAATGGCCGGAAGGCTGGAGCAAAACAATGAAACTCAAACTCGATGCTAACGGAAATGTGGTTGTTGAAAACGGTATGCCTGTGTACGTCCATGATGACGGCAAAGAGTTCCCGTTCGATGCAGCCGCAGCGATGACCAAAATCACCTCCCTGAATGGTGAAGCTAAAACTCACCGCGAAGCTAAGGAGGCGGCGGAAGCCAGTCTCGCGAAATTCGCTGGCATCTCCGACCCGACCAAGGCGCTCGAGGCCCTGGAAATGATGACCAAAATCGACCAGAAGAAGCTGATCGACGCTGGCGCCGTTGACCAGGTGAAGGCCGAGATCACCAAGGTATTCCAGCAGCAGCTGGACGAAGCGAACGGCAAGACCAAACAGCTCGAAACCCAGCTCTATGACGAGATGATCGGCGGCCGCTTCGGTGGTTCGAAGTTTATCTCCGAGAAGATGGCGATCCCGGCTGAGTTCGTGCGTTCCCACTTCGGCCAGAACTTCAAAATCGAAGACGGCAAGGTCGTGGCCTACGACGGGCAGGGCAACAAGGTGTTCTCCCGCACCAAGCCCGGCGAACTGGCTGGCTTCGATGAAGCGCTGGAATCCCTGGTCGAGTTGCATCCGCAGAAAGACTACATCCTCAAAGCGTCCGGCAACAGCGGCGGTGGCTCTCACCAGTCGCAGCATCAGGCCGGGCAGAAAACCATGAAACGCGCTGCTTTCGACGCCTTACCGCCAGTTGAACAACAAACGGTAATTGGCGGCGGCACGAGCATCGTTGATTAACCGAAAGGAAACCTGAATGTCCAACACCCTCACTGGCCTCATCCCAACCATCTTCACCGCCCTGAATCGCGTATCCCGCGAGCAGGTGGGCTTTATCCCGGCGGTGGCCCGTAACGCCAAAGCCGATGCCGCGGCGAAAGACCAAACCGTGACCGCACCGGTCGCACCAAAAACCACCACCGTTGATATCACTCCTGCGGCAACCGCGCCAAACGACGGTGATCAGAACATTGGTACTGTGGACGTCAAAATTACCAAATCCAAAATGGCCCCGGTCAAATGGAATGGTGAAGAGCAGCTTGCCATCGGGCCGTCAGGCACCTATGACATTGTCCTGGCTGACCAGTTCTCTCAGGCGTTCCGCGCACTGAGCAATGAAATGGACGCTGACCTGGCAGCGCTGGCTTACAAGTCTTCCCGTGCAGTTGGCGCGCCGAAAGACACCCCGTTCAGCATCAAAGACGACCTGTCTGATGCGGCGAACGCTCGCCAGGTGCTGACTGATAACGGCGCACCAACCACTGACCTGCGCATGGTCCTGGGCGGCGAAGCGATGGCGTCCATCCGTGGTAAACAGTCCGTACTGTTCAAAGCGAACGAAGCCGGTACCGATCAGCTGCTGCGTGAAGGCATTATTGGTCGTGTGATGGGCTTTAACCTGCACGAATCCTCCAACATCAAGCGCACCACGAAAAGCACTGCTGCGGGCTACAAGGTCAACGGCGCGAAGAAAGAGGGCGACATCATTGTTGCTATCTCTGCTGGCACTGGCGGTATTGCTGCTGGCACCGCAGTGAAGTTCGATGGCGATGACAACCAGTACATGGTGGTCGCGGCAACCTCTTCAACTATCACCATCGGCGCGCCGGGCCTGCGTCAGGATCTTGCAGACCAGGCAACTGTCACTGTGCTGAGCGAGTTCGCGCCAAACGTTGCCTTTGACCGTAACGCATTCCTGCTGGCTTGCCGTACCCCGGCCATGCCTAAAGGCGGCGATACCGCTGACGACGTGATGAACGTAACCGATCCGGTTTCTGGTATCACCTTCCAGATCGCGCTGTATCGCCAGTACCGTCAGGTGCGTTACGAGGTTGGCGTGGCATGGGGTGTGGCATCTGTTCAGCCTGAACACTCCACCATCATCATGGGTTAACCCGGGGGGCTTCGGCCCCTTTGTTATTCAGGAGGCCCAATGGCCGGATTGACCAAAGAGCAGCGCGCACAGCGTGAGGCTGAAAAGCTTGCCGCGCAGAATGGGGCTGAACAAACTTCTGCCCAGCAGGACCAGCAGCAGGACCAGCAGCAGGACCAGCAGCAGGACCAGCAGCAGGACCAGCAGCAGGACCAGCAGCAGGACCAG